TGTGTCATTACCGATTTTACTGTAGGAGCAAAATTATGAGCGTAGTCCAGTACACAGATGCTGGTTTGGCTGAGTTAGTCAGTGCGAAAAATTTAGGGATACATGGAGCAATAACGCATATCGCAGCGGGGGATAAAAGCTATACACCGCAGGCATCTCAAGCAACCTTAGTGAATGAAAAACAGCGAGTTGAAATAGAAGACTCTGAAGACCTCAGCTCAACCCAAATTCGCATGGGTGCACGTTTTTCAGGTGAACTGGAATACGAAGTGCGTGAGATTGGCTTCTTCTTGGAATCCGGCACGCTATTAGCCGTTTATTCCGTGCCTAATAAGCTGCTTACCTACAAATCGGCAAATAGTGACTGGGTACAGAAATTCACCTTAGATATCTCAATGCTTCCAACGGATGCCGTCACCATTCAAGTTGGCACTGAAAATATCAATCTAATGCTTTCTGAAGAGCTGGCCAGTATGACAGTAGCCTTTATCAAAGCACAAACCGTTCAAACTAAAATCACTCATCAACAAATGGTGTTGAGTGAAAAACTTCGATTAAGTGGAGTGAACTAATGACAGTCGAACAGCAAATAGCAGACATGCAACAAGCGTCTGTAGAACAAACACAAGCATCTCAAGCCTTGGCAGATGAAGTCGCAGGTAAGATGGGGGAGATTGATAGTAAGGTAAGTCAATCGCAATCAGACTTTGAATCATGGAAGGCATCGGCCTTTCAAAGTGAAGAGGCTAAAAATAATGTTCTTAGAGGGTCGGATCAAGAGATCGATTTGATGCATCTATCGACAGAGTTGGTGTATCCAATAGTTTTTTTAGGGTCGCCAAACGAAATCAATCATTATGAAATTACAAGGGGGTACTCCCATGCTGGCGCAACTTCTGCGGGTCTGTTTGCGCGGTTAAGTTGGGTAGGGGATACATGGGGTGGGAACCCTTCGTCATTAATTATTGAGCGGTGTGAGCAGACATATCTTGTGACATTGGCTTTGGCTGGTTTTGTGCCATTTTATAGAGCCGCCGTATTTTTAAGAGGAGGGTATAAATACAACCTTCGTTCAAGTAATTGGCAGCAACAACTGCAAGTTTTTGAACAAGAAGGTTATGTGTATCAAAATTTAGAAGACCCTCAAAACGATAGCAAAGTAGGGCCTGTGACTGTTGAAGCTGCGGCTCTTCTTCCAGGAGCAGTAGCAATGACCAATATTTATAATGCAGTGCATAATCATAATCTTGTTGGAGTCGGGGAGGTTGTCAATGCAAGTTAAGTCAATAAGAGTTAATGGAGTTGATTATGTGAATGTGCCGTTTGATGGACTAGTCGGGCTGGGGCTAACAGAGTCAGAAGCGAAAATTGTGATAAAAGATGAAGAGGAACGTATTAAATCGGAGCAAATAGCGTTCAACCGCCAAACCGCATACAAACTAGAATCAGACCCTCTCTATATGGAATGGCAATTCGATCAAACCGAAGAGTCAGAGCAAGCATGGCGAGACAAAGTCTCTGAAATTAAACTCAGACACCCCTTAACAGATCAAACCTAAAACCGTCCCAGAAGGCGGTTTTTTTATATCTAAATTTCCCCCAACAAAGCCAGCTCCGTGCTGGTTTTTTTTATGCCGGAGAACCTCATGGCAACAACCAAATCGACAACCCAAACCTCAACCGATCAGCGGCAAAGTTACGACGTACTTGCTGCTTATCAATGTCCACAAACCAAGCATTGGCATCAAAAAGGAGAGCAAGTTTCCTTGCTACCTGTAGAAGCCTGTTTTCTTAAACTGAGTGGCAAAATTGCGCTAACCGTCGTAAAAACTACCACAACAAAAGGTGATGCCTAATGCCAGAAATAGCTTCTTTTGTTCATAACGGAATCAGTATCGAGGCGCACTCAGCACCGCCGCCAATGGGGCCGTTGGGGAGCCTTGTATTTGGGCTGGTAGGTACCGCGCCCGATGCTGATGTGTCTTTAGCTAAAAACACACCAATTCGTATCGCTAACCAAGCCGATGTCGCCAAGCTGGATACCACAGGCAACGAGTTAGGCACCTTATGGCGATCTTGCTATGAGATATTCCGCTTAGTCAGTTTGCCAATCTATGTGGTGATAGTTGAAGAAGGCGCGGATGTAGCGGCAACCATTAACAATGTGATTGGTAAAGTAGATGCGTCAACAGGTCAGCGCTCGGGGCTAGAGGCCTTGGCAGATTGCATGGAAATCCCAACCCACATTGCAGCACCTGGCTTTAATACAAAACCCGTTTCTGATGCTTTGGCCGTTGTCGGTAAACGCCTTTATGCGATCCCCGTTGGTGATGGACCAAATACAAACGATGTTGATGCGGTCGATTACTCAAAAAGCCTAGGCGGAGCAGGTACAGGCTACGAAGCTTTTTATTTGGTCGATCCTCAAGTGGCAGTTTATAGCCAAGCCGCAAAGGGTAACGTGTACTTTTCAGGTTCAGCGATCGCACTAAGTTGTTTTGCTCGCGTAAAAGCATGGGAAAGTCCTGCAAAAGGCGGCATGGGTGCTGTTATCGAAGGCACAGCCAGAACCATTGATTACAACATCATGGATAAAGCCACGAACGGCAACTTGATGAATCGCCACGGTGTTAGCTATTTTGCACGCACATCAATGGGCGGCTTTTCTCTCATTGGTAACCGCTGCGTCATGGGGCGCTTTGTGTCTCAAGTTGGCCTCGAATACGCCATTATTCGTAAGCTAGCGAAAACCGCTCAACGAGCCATGGCCGTGAATATGAGCCTGTCTTTTATGGAGCAAGAGATTACCAAGCTCAATTACTGGCTCAAGTCTCTGCAAGCTGACGAAACCGTTATGGGTGCCGAGGTCTACCTACACCCAACCCAAAACAATGTTGAAAACTACACCAATGGTGAGTGGCACATTGCGATTAAGTACCATGGTTACGCGCCTAATGAGCACATGGTTTATCACCTGATTGAAGACCAAGGCATAGTCGAATCATTTCTTGAAGGAGCACTATAATGCCAGGACAACGTAGTCGAATTACGCGCATGTGTATGATCAACGGCTTGCCCTTGATTAAAGAGCTCGACGAGTTCACCGCCCCAGACATCAAAAAGACAATGCAAGAAACCCGAGGTGGCTCATTCATACCAGGTGAGGTCATGGTGGGCATCGAAAAGATGACCGCTAAACTCAAAATCATTGGTGCAAACCAAATGCTCTTGGCTGCATTGGGTGTGACCTCTGGCGATGTAGTTCAAGTCGATGTGAAAGAATCCCAGCAAGATGAAGACGGCCTCAAGTTTGCCGTTTGGTGGAGTCTCTCGGGCGAAGTCACAAGCTGCACAGAATCAGCAAGCAAGATGGGTGAGTTGCCTTCGCAAGAGATGGAAATGGCAGTCAGCGCCTACAAGAAAACCGAAAATGGCAAAACCATCTACGAGATAGACCGTAATGCTCAGATCTTAGATTTAGGAGCAGGCGACATCATGCTCGATCACCGCCGCCTTGTTGGTTTGCCATAGCCATTAAACATAGTGATTCAGCCAACCAACCCAAAGCCCGTACTAGTGAAAAGTACGAAAAGGGAAAACCATGTCTCAAACAGCTTACACACCGCCAACCCATACACTGCGCTGGCCCATTGATGATGACAAAAGCAACTCGCTTACACTCATCACATTCAAACTGCTTTCCATCTCCCAGCACAAAGCCTTAGTAAAACAGCATGAAGGGCAAGATAAAGCCCTAGAGCGAGCCGTTATTTGTGAAAGCACAGGCCTCACTCTGGCTGAGGTGGGCAAGCTAGTTACAGCCGATTTCAACACCATCAAGCACCAAGTCTTTACCCTAACAGGTGGCAATGCAGAGGATATTGCTAAGCTTTCTAAAAAAGCCGAAAACGCCTCGAAAGATATGCATCCACTACTTGTTTCGATAAAAGGGGACGACGGCCAAGACATCACCCAATACCGCCTTAAGCCGCCAACTGTCGCCACCACAGATGTGATGGAAAGCTATCAAGATGAATGGGAGAAAACCCTCTTCATCAGCACAAGTTGCACAGGCCTAGGTAAGCATCAAATCGAATCCCTCAGCCTGCCAGACTTCAACCAACTGCAAGAGAGGCTCATCGATTTTTTGCACAAATCGGCGGACTACTTTCCCCTAGAGACGTAGAAAGCCTCACCGACATCATCCCCCTTGTTTACAACGTACCCCCAAGTGACGTTATCACTTGGCGAATCGATGAAGCCCTGCGCCGCTACAACCTAGCTGCCGCCAAACTTGGTATAAAGAGGTAACCCGTGGCAAATCAAAAAATCTCCATTCTCATGGAGGCGGTCAACAAGTTTAGCCAACCCGCTAACTACATGATCAAAAGTGCAGGGCAACTGACAGAAGAGCTGCAAGAAACCACCAAAACTTTAAGCACCCTAGGCAAGCGCGAAAAAGACATTGCTCGCTTCAAAGGACTAACCACACGTCTAGCCGATACCCGTGCCGAGCTAACCAAAAACAAACAAGAAATAGACAAGCTCAAACAAACAGAGTCAGAAGCAACAGCCGTCGTAAAAGAGCACACCAAAGCCCTACAAAAAGCCGAACAGCAAGTGCTCGAAATGGCAGAGGCTCATGGGCAAGAGTCCGAGCAAGTTGCCAACGCACAAAAGCAAGTTAAGGCGCTGACCAAACTTAAAAAGTCAGCCACCACCGCCCTTAAAAAAGAGCGAGCCGAAGCGAAAAAAGCCACCCAAGCAGGCAAGCGCTTAGCCTCTTCATACACATCACAATCAAAAGAGTTAGGTGGCCTAAGAAACGATCTTGGCAAAGCAGGAGTTAAGCTCAACAGCCTAGGTACGCAAGAGTTAAAGCTTGCCAAACAAACCGCCAAAGCTAACAAAGCACTCGAACAACAGCGCACCAAACTCAGCAAAATACATACCCTTAAAGGCCGTATAGAAAACCGTAATGCCCAAAGAGGCGAGCTAGCAGGCCAAGCGATCGGCACCGCCGCAAAGCTAGCACCGCTAGTGTTGGCGGGTAAAAGAGCGATCGAATACGAAAGCACCTTTGCTGATGTCAAAAAGGTGGTGGACTTCAAAGACGATAACGAAGCCTCGCAATACCGTGGCCAAATGATGAAACTCGCAGGTAGCCTCGGTGTACAGCAACAAGGTATCGCTGAGATAGTCACCGCCGCAGGGCAATCAGGTATAGAGAAAGACCAACTCTTACAGTTTGCCTCATCAGCCACCAAAATGAGTGTCGCGTGGGATGTTTCAGCAGAAGATGCAGGTGCCACACTGGCAACATGGCGAGCTGCAATGGGCCTCACCCAAAAGCACGCACTCGACCTTGCCGATGCAACCAACTACCTTAGCAACAACATGAATGCCAAGGCCAAAGACATTGCCGCTGTCATGGTTCGCCAAGGTTCAACCGCCATGGGGGCAGGCTTAACCGCCAACCAAACGGCCGCTTTATCTGCCAGTTTAATCGCAGGTGGCGCAACGGAAGAAACAGCCGCAACCGCCCTTAAAAATATCGCAGGGTCACTCACCGCAGGTTACTCGGCATCAAGCAGCAAACGAGATGCTATGGATCGCCTAGGGTACGACCCAGAACAACTCGCCAGCGATATGCAGGAAGATGCACAAGGTACCTTAATCGGCGTACTCAAAGAGCTGCAAAGCGTCTCAGATGATGAGCGTGGTGCTGTTATATCAGAGCTTTTTGGCGAAGAGATAAAAGGTGCAGTCTCTAAACTCGTTACTACCCTTAACGATGATAAAAACGGCTTAATATCAGCCTTTTCTAAAGTAGCTGATCAAGCGGATCGAGCAGGCAGCGTAAATGAAGAATACGCCAACCGAGCCAATACCCGCAGCCACAAGCTCGCTCAACTCGGTGCCAAGTTCGACCGCATGACAATCGCCATAGGTGATAGGTTATTGCCCGTGCTCGATCTCGCATTACCACCTATCATGGCCGTGGTTGATGCCGTTGCAGACTTCGCAGAATCAAGCCCCATCATCACCTCAAGCCTGTTAACCGCAGCAGGGGCAATAGGCGTTTTAAAAGCCGGTGCAATTGCCTTTAAAGCCATTAAGCTCGCAGGGGGTAACTTAAGAGATAAGCACCAACTATCAAGGCTGAATAAATCTACCGATCACACCTCAATTAGCGCTAATAAAGCCTCAAGGAGCCTTGATGCGCTTAATCGTAAGTTAAACGGGCTAGGGCGTAATGCAGGGCAAGGTTATGGAGGCCGAGGGCGATACAATAGAAGAGGCAAAAAACGCGCTGGTTTTAGTCGCCTTGCAGAAGTCGAAAGCCGGTTCCTACAACCACGCGAAGCGGGCTCTTATAAACCGAAACGACCACGTATTGGTAAGTATGGCAGGCTAGCGGGCTTACTCGGTGGTGGTGCGGCCTTGTCACTTTTCTCAGGAGCTGCCAACGCAGGCGGTATGGATTTAAGCAACATTGCCATGGCGGGTGCCGATATCGCAGGGGCCGCAGGTAGCCTAACCGAAGCCTTGCCCATGGCAGGCATGATGAAAGGCGCAGGCAAACTTTTTCGTCCTTTAGATATCGCGCTTTCAGGGGCGGCTTTAACTTCCGCCATATCAGAAGGTGACAACGAACAAATCGGAGCCACAGCAGGCGACATGGCAGGTGGCCTAGGTGGTGCAGCCGCAGGGGCAATGGCAGGCGCAGCAATTGGGTCAGTCGTGCCTATTATCGGTACAGCAGTTGGTGGTGTGCTCGGTTCTATTGTCGGTGGCCTAGGTGGTGGCGCATTAGGCGAATGGGCAGGCGGCAAAGTTGGTAGTTTTTTTAATGATGACGAAGATGAAAGCCAGCAAACCAAAGCAACCGAACCAAACACCCTAAACCGCTTAAGCAATTGGCTAGGCGAGCAACTCCCTAATTGGATGTCAGAAGACAAAACCGCCCAACCCATAGCCAATGCCAGCGCAAACGGGCCAGCTAATCAGCTTGCGCAGCAGCAAAGTAATACTAAGCAAGCTTCAGTGAACTTTGCGCCAGTAATCAACCTCACCCCAACAGGCAACCCAAGTTACGACCAAGAACTAAGCGACCAAATTATTCAGCGCTTAAAGGCCGAACTCACCCCAACTCTTATGGGCGGCTCAGCCGTGGCAATGAGTACCGATGCGAGCTTGTCGGATAATCAAAGCTCTTAACTTGCTTACTTTCAAAAGAGACCCCAATGAAACAAATGATGTCCCTCGGTGGCTTTGTGTTCTCACTCGGCCAAGGCACACCCTATACAGGCCTACAACGTAC